CCAGAATTTATGAAAGAAGGTGGCTTGGCATCTAAAAAGAAACCAAAGCCTAAAAGAATGAAGCGTGGTGGGTTAGCTTCTAAAAAATAAACCCGCATATTAACTGGCTACCTAACCCCCCAACATGGCTACGGTTAGCCCCAGAAGGAGAAAAGAAAATGGCAGAAGCTGCTATTATGGCTGAAGAAATGCAGTCACCAAAGAAAGTTGCGTTTGCAAATCGTAAATACACTAACGAAGAAAAGCGCAAAACGGAAGAAGAAGAACTAGAGCAGTTGCTCAAAGAACAGCGAGGCGAAGCAGAAGAAGAACAGTCTGCTGAAGCCAAAGAGGAAGCGGAAGAACCAGCAAACGCCGAAGAGAAAACGTTTAAGAAACGCTACGGTGATTTGCGTAGACATATGCAGGATAAAGAGAAAGAGTTTCAAGAACAGCTTAATGAACTTAAAAAGCAACTTGATGCTGCTACTCGCCAAGAAATTAAACTGCCTAAGTCAGATGAAGACATTGAAGAGTGGGCAAAAGAATATCCTGACATTGCTGGTATTGTAGAAACAATCGCAATTAAAAAGGCACGTGAGCAATCTACTGCACTTGAAGAGCGTGTTAAAGCGATTGATGAAATGCAAAACTCTGCAAAGAAAGAAAAAGCTGAAGCAGAACTAATGCGTTTGCATCCTGACTTTGGAGAGATTCGTGACAGCGATGACTTCCATGAGTGGGCAGAAGAACAGCCTAAGTGGGTGCAGGATGCATTGTATGAGAATGACAATGATGCACGTTCTGCTGCACGAGCAATTGACCTTTACAAAGTTGACAGAGGTATTACTGCAAAGAAAAGCAAAAAAGATACTGATGCAGCTAAATCAGTTGAGACTCGTTCCAACCGTAGTAAGCCACAAGAAGATGAGGCAACTACCTACTTGAAAGAGTCACAAGTTCAGAAAATGTCTCCTCAAGAGTATGAGAAGCGTTCTGATGAAATCATGGAAGCTATCCGCACAGGTAAGTTTATCTATGATATATCTGGTTCTGCTAGATAAAAAATGTAAAAAAGTGTTGACAAGTAGTTATTTTTAGGTATAACTATAGTCAATAATGGTGTAAGTGGAGTAGCTATCTGCTTGCACCGCTAACAAACAACCTATGTCTTACGGATTACCTGACGAGCATGGCCCGTTGAATATTCGGTCGGCCAACTGAATAGAATGCGCACCCATAGTGAATCAGCCTCTGATTAGTCTGGTGAGTTTGTATCTGTTTAAAATGCCAATATAGGAGAAATATCATGGCTTTCACTACTGCTAGTGGGTATGGTAATCTTCCTAACGGTAATTTTTCACCCGTCATTTACAGCAAACAGGTGCAACTTGCTTTCCGCAAGGCCGCTGTTTGTGAAGCAATCACCAACTCCGATTACTTCGGTGAGATTGCTGCAATGGGTGATTCCGTTAAGATTATCAAGGAACCCGAAATCACTGTTAAGGCTTACGCCCGTGGTACAACCATCACGCCGCAAGACCTTGATGACGAAGACTTCAGCCTGACCATTGACAAAGCTAACTACTTTGCGTTCAAGGTTGATGACATTGAAGAGGCGCACAGCCACGTTAACTTCCAGTCTCTGGCAAGTGACCGCGCTGCATATCGCCTTGCTGACCAGTTTGACCAAGACGTTCTTGGCTACTTGTCAGGTTACAAGCAGTCTTCTCTGCACTCAAATGCAGACACCGCTAACGATGTTGTTAACGGTTCAAAGGCTGTAACAACTGCTGGTTCTGACGAACTGCTTGCATCAATGAAGTTGGACGCATCCGACTTCTCTGACGGTGCAGGTTCCGTTGGTTCTGCTGGTTACGCGATTGCAATTCAGCCGCGTACTGGTGGTGCAACTGACGCAACTCCGGCTGCTGGTGATACCCATCCGCTGACCCTGATTGCACGTATGGCCCGTCTGCTGGACCAGCAAAACGTGGACTCACAAGGTCGTTGGCTGGTTGTTGACCCGGTATTTATGGAAGTGCTGAAGGACGAGGACTCTCGTCTGTTCAACGCTGACTTCGGTGGTTCTGGTCTGCAAAACGGCCAGATTGGTACTCAAATCCACGGCTTCCGTGTGTATCAGTCCAATAACCTGCCTTCAGTCGGTACTGGTTCTTCCTTTGCTGGTGCAAACAGCAACACTAACTACGGCGTTATCGTAGCTGGTCATGATTCAGCTGTTGCAACTGCAGAGCAGATTAACAAGACCGAAACCTACCGCGACCCTGACAGCTTCGCTGACATCGTTCGTGGTATGCACCTGTATGGCCGCAAGATTCTTCGTCCTGAAGCACTTGTTAA